GCTGTGGACGCGCTTCTCCAACGCGGCTTCAAGGTTGAACTTCCATATCCGCCCGCCCCGGAGGCGAGGGGTGAATGACATTCAGTTAGCTGCGATTGCGATGGGGATTGACCCGCCACTTTTCCCCTCTGTTGCCCATCTGACATGCGTCGGATGCGGGAAGCTGATTGAGGGGGAGGCGTACGACACAAACGAGGGATGGCTGTGTGCTGAGTGTGCTGTCCCGGAGGTGAAGCCATGATCGTCGTTTGGTTACAGGCCCTGCGGACGAGGCTCTTGAGGGCGCTCTTTGGCGTCAATGGCGTGGTGGAGATCGAGCGAGGCTCGACGCTGATCGTTGAGCGCAACGGTCGTCCCCTGGCCGAGGCGGAAAAGGCAAGGCTTGCGATGCTCGCGGTCCGAGCCGGGGTGAATGTGGTTGTGCTCGAGGAGGTGCGCCTGCGCGGTTTCGTCCCCCCGGAGAGATTGCAGGTGATGGTCTCTCAGACAGCAGACGACCTAGCCCGGAGCTTCACTCATCACCGCCCGGACCCTACAACCCTTCCGCCAGGCCCACGAGCTCGGAGCAAGAAGTGAGTCCCTCGGCTGTCCGCAATGTCCTGACCTTGCCCATTCTGCGGGTCTCCCCTGCCTATGCTGGCCTTATGGCGATTCGGGGAGGATGTCGTGGGGCCTATCCCAGCTGCTGCGGCGTGTTTTATGGCAGCGACGTGACGATGGTTGCAGCGCCACAGACGAGACGAGGAGCGAATGACAGAGACCCGGGCAGTCTACAACGTGGGGCTCCGGATGCCTCGGCCTGATGTCGTGTTGATGGTCTCGGTTGGGCGGCCCTGGCGTTGCGCCACGGGCCAGCATGTGCTCGGCAGGTACTGCGCTCGAAGGGTGTGCGTCGGCTCCAGCTGGAGGCTGGCCACGTGATCACGGGCCCAGCACAGGTCTATTGCCCGGACTGCCATCAGCTGAGGCCGTGGCACGCGGGGGAAGATGGCTTGGCGGAGATCTTGGAGCATCGCCGGCGCTTTGGCCGGCCCCACGGGATAGAATTGGCTGGGGAGGACCGCGATGCCAGATAGCCTGATTGAGGGGGAGTGGTACTGGGTACGGAACGATATTGGGAAGCCTGGCGGAGGAGACGACAACGATCCGTGGTGGCCCGCCAAGCGTATCTCGAATTCAGCTGGGGGCTGGACGAACGAGGACACATGGGAGGATTGGGATAGGAAAGTCGTGGATTGGATCCACATCTCAAGACCGCCAGGGCGGGACCGATGACGAGGCAAACCTGCGCGGCCTCTGCTCCTCGTGTCATGGGACACGGCACGCGAAGGACGGCGATCGGTGGGGGTAGGGGGGGCATGCAATCTCTGGAGATTGGCGCCCCGGAAGCGCGTCCGGTCGGGACGCTCGCGCTTCAGTTCGGCGTCGGGCGAGCACAGCCCAAGAACGTGCGCCGCATGCTCGTCGGTTGGGAGCGCAACGATCACTCGCCTGGATTTTCTCATGAGATTGGGGGGCAGGGGCCGTATACGATATGTAGCCTGATTGCTACTTTTCGTATACGGCCCCGCGCCCGTCGCCCGAGGGCGGCGGGGAGGATTCCCTAGAATCCGATCTTCTCGAAGATGGCCTTGAAGATCACCCGGTACAGAAGTTCAACCGGGCCCCAGGCTGCCAGGAGAAGGGTGAACCATGCCACGATGAACGTGGCGGGGTCTCCGGCGTAGACCGGAGCCGCTAGGCCAGCGAAGCCGCCGTTGAGGTAGACAAAGCCTACCGACAGTGCGCCGGCGATGGCCTGCACGGCGACGATCGGAATGGGCTTGCCGATTTTCTCGGCGCCGAACTTCAGGGCCTCGACGATGATCGGAACAAGAACGAGAAACGCGATGGTCTGTAGTGGTTCGGGTAACATGACAATCTCCCTTTCAGTGTGTTGCCCCGAGTAGGGCTATCAGAAGCTCCTGATTCGAAGTGGCGAGCGCAAACAGCGCCACCCAGATGACCAGGCCGGCGACGACGATGGCAGAGGCGACCTTCCAATTCAGCCAGCCCGTGCCGTGTGCCAGCTTGTCCAAGCGATGCTTGGTATTCTCATCGACCGCGATCTTCAATGTATCGTAATAACTCTTCATCTCCTTTCGGGTGCTGATGACCGCCGACAGGACCAGGCGGTTGTCCACCTTGTTGGGGAGCTGGCCCGCAACTTCCCGAAGTTCATCTAGCATCTCCCCAAGTCCGTTGTCTGGCATCGGCGTCTCTGGCGTTCGGGATCTGCGCGTCACGGATGAACTCCTCCGGCAATGTGTAGGGCCTCGAGTACGGCCACGCGATCTTCTATGGATTTCGCCGCAGGGCTTGGCGCGTGGGCGAACTGCTCGATCGGCATTAATCCAACCCAGCGATCCCAATCCATGCTCTTGGCATCTGGCGTGAATCCTGGAGGCGGAGCGCCCTTATCTGCGGTCTGGTGGAATAGGACTCTCTCGCGCCTCACCCGAATGGGAAGCAAGACTTGGCGGGTATCCTCAACCCTGCGATCCATTCCGTACTGCGCCAGCCACCACCAGCGCATGTTGAGATCGTCAGTTGACATCGTTGCCAGATTCTTATCGATGAGCTCCTTGCGGGAGTAGACGATGACAGCCTCGCCCTCGGCCTGCTCCAGCCGGCGGCAGACCTCTAGGAGATGCGAGGCGCTGGGGATTGATCCATATTTCGGGCTGCGTTCATAGTCCACGGACCGCGGGAAGTGGGGCGACCTTGGTGTCTTGAGCCATAGATCGACTAGGTCCTTTGGCGAGATGTGAGCGTAAGGGAAGAACCACGAGCCCCACAGAAGGCTCTTCCTCTCGCACTGATCCGCGTACCATTGGGCCATCGGCTCGATCCACAGTCCCGACCCGAACTCGATCAGCGCGAAGCGGGGGCTCCGACTCGTTCCCGCCCACACGTCCAGAGCGTCGAAGTTGTGCTTGCCCTTGAAATATCCGCTATCGAACCCGAACTCGTACATCACAGCTCCAGTCCAAGGATCGCCATCAGTTCCGGCCGGTAGGTCCTCGCTCCAAGAGCGCCGATCTTCTGGGTCCCGGTCTGCCCACTAGCGCCGACCACGGTCTTGGCGCGGTAGCCTCCCGAGCTCGTCCCACGCTTGCTCGCCGAGGAGCTGGTGACGGACTCCATGTAGATATCCCTCACCAGAGACGAGTTCTCGACTGACGCGCCAGGCTCTACGATCATCCCGCCATCTTCCGCACCAGGGATGTGAACAGACTCTCGCGGTTGGTCTCAATCCTCAGCCGTTCCTCCGTGGCCTGAACGGACTCGATGTAGAACGTCGCCGGGTTGACGATCAACGATGAATACTTGGTGGGCGTTGGAAAGCTCGGCCCGCCGGCGAAGATGAAGTTATCCGGCTTCACGTCGTGGTTGGGAACGGTCCGGCCGAGAACGTCGTGGACAAGCGTCCTGCCGGCGGCTCGGCTCTGGTAGGTGTTGTGCTGATACTTCACCAAGCGCTGGCGGAACTCTATGATCGGCGGGCCGATAGCGATAGCAAACATCCAGGCGGCAGTCGTCCGGTCGGGGTCATCTAGGTCCAGAACAAACTCGATGGCATCTGGCGAGAAGGCCGAGTTGATGTCTCCTGCATCGGTCCAAGTGGTAGGGGCGTCCGCAGGAATGTTGTTCTGTCCCAGCCAGATAGCATCGCGCCGGTGGAAACTGTAGGCTCCGTTGACCCCCGTCCCGGTGCCGCCGGAGAGACACAGGATACAGAAACGTTCCGCTGGTCCTGTCCCGAAGCCGATGATGGCGTGGGATTCCTTGGCGTTGCCAGTGTCTACCACGCTCTCGGCATCAAGGGGCTGGTTCCCCCCAGCTCCAGCCCCGTTCCTGGCGTAGAGCATCAATCCCTCTGGTGTCCATGTGAAGCCGGTCTCGCTCCAGGGAGCCGTGTCCAGGTGGAACGAGAAGTTGAATACGTGCCACCTTCCGGTCGCCACCACCGCCAGGCACTTCCTCGAGCCTGCCCGCTCCAGCCAATTCAGTTCGAATCCGTCATCGGTGAAGCCAATGAGCGTTGCCCGCGCGTTCGGGTGCTGTGGGTTGGCGGAGGCAACCGGCATCAGTGCCAAGCACTCACCGCTGCGGGAATACTCGCTTGTGAACGCGGCTCCTGCTCCACTCTGCTCCGTGTAAGCGAGCATGGCCTGCTGGGAAGCGTCACTCCCGCTGGCAACCCCCGAGCACTCCGAGACAGCTGCCTGTGGCGTGTTGTAGGCGGTCGGGGTCGCCGACCAGAACTTGGCAAAGGTGGGTCTTAGACCAGCACCGGTATAGGCGACGACGCCCGCCGCACCCGGCTCGGTGAACTCGACGACGTTGACCTCGACGCCGGAGATGGCGATGTACTGGACTGTGATTTCCGCGCCGAACACTTCGGTCACCTGGACGTTGAAGCCGGAGTCGGTCATCTCGCTGAAGGCGGCCCGGCCGGACGTCGTTGTGGTGTTGCTGTGGCGCACGATGCACTTGTCGTTCCAGATGCTTCCGCCAGCCCCATATGGGTCCGCAGCGTCCTGTTCGAATCGGGCGATGCAAACACTTCTTCCATTCTCGAGGATGGCCCCTTCGCCAGCGGCGAGGTTGTGATTGCTCGGTGCCCCATCATTCCCTGTCTGGTTCTTGCCGGACCAGACGAAGAACACCACCGCCGGTCGGAAGCCCAGCGTGACGTCGCCGTACTTCGTTCCGATGACTCCGGTCCCGACCTGGAAGGTGCCCGCCTTTACGGTCATCAGATACTCGGGGGCACCACGACGGGCGCCGCTTGCTTGAACACGAGCCTCCGGCCCTTGACAGACGTGGCCGTTCGGCCTCTCCCCTGGACCAGCCAGCGGTTGTTGTCGGCGTCTCCCAGGGCCGCCATGTCGTCGATGATGTCCCGAGCCTTGCGGTCAGCGTCGTATTCCTTGGTGACGTTGGTCGTGTTCGGACCGCGATCGAGGGAGGCAATGAACTCTCCCGCGCCCGACTCTGCCACGGCCTGCTGGATCATGGCGTAATCCATCCCCATACCGTCGCGGTAGAGGCGGTTGACCTCGGCGTCGGTCAGAAGGCGCTTCCAAAAGGCGACTTCATCAATCACGCCATCGAAGAATCGTTCCGAAACGGCGTAGCGCGCACCGATTGAGAATGGGCTGGCCGCGTCTGTCGGCGCGCCGGTCGTTGCAACCTCATTGTTGGTAGACGAAGCGTTGACCCGGAAGCCAACCTTGTTGTTTACCGAGTCGTGGTAGGCGTAGACGAAATACCATACGCCGACTTGCAGTGCCGAATCAACTGAGCCGGTGTCGCCGACAACAGACCCGGCCGCGTTGTAGACTAGGAACTCCAACTTGTCATTGGCCGAATCAATGCACAATTCCCATTCGCGTTCCGTGGCATTCGCGGTCTTGCCCGCGATGGTGTAGAAACCACCAGCGACGCTTGGCAGGCTCTCTAGCTTGATCCAGGCCACGACAGAGAAATCGATGTCTCCGGTTGATAGGGATGCGGTATCGGACCTCTCAAGGTCAGAAGAATCGGCCCGCTCTAGGTCGGCCCCATTGCCACGGATACCAGTTGCGAATCTTGGAACACCGGCAAATGTGAGATTGTTCGCGCCATGCAAATCAAAAACCGCAAAGGAAACGTCTGATGTCTGCTCCAAGTCCCACCATGCCTCGAGGTTGGTCAGCAGACTGTCCGCGTCCACGGCCCGGTAGCCGATGATGTCCCGGACCTCCGCTGTCATGGCCTGGGTCCCTGTGTTGGCAGTCTGGTTGTAGACCTGGTTCGAGAGAGTGTGGATGAAGCCGCGGCAGAACAGCTCGATGTAGGGCCGCCCGGTCCCGCCGCCGAAGTCTGCGGCCGGCTTGGGGAAGGCCCGCAGATCGAGGAAGGATTGGACCGCCTGGTCTCCGACAATGAGGCCCTGAACCTCGCCGCCGGCCAGGACCATGTCCATGATCCCGTACTTGGCCTGACTGTCGGCGTTCTGCAGCACCGTTGTACGATCAACCGTACCGTCGCCGTTATAGTCAGCGCGCATCCAGGTTTTGTTCGCCAGTTGGTCAAGGGACTTCGTGAACCGATCGGGCGGAAGGTTGAAAATGACCTCCACCACACGCCCCTCAAAGTATTGCTTCAGCCCATAGCCCCAGACCTCCACCATCCGGCCGATGCCGTTGGCGTAGAGCTCCTTCAACAAGTTCTCGCGCGCGTAGACCTTGAACGACGCCCCGTGGAACCATCCCTGAGCCTGCAAGTTGGGCTTGTAGTCATCGAAGTACATTTCCGCAGGGCCGACGTCCCCAATCGGTACCAGTGTCCGGGCGTAGTGCTCCCAAGCCTTGACCTTGTCCGACCGCAGGACGATCGAGCCGATGGCGTTCACGGAAGAGTCTTGCTCCACGCGTTCAGGTTGGCCTCAATAGCGGCCGCGCGCGCGATGACTGCCTCACGATTGATGACGTCATAGTCCTCCCGAACGGCCTCGAAAACAGCGGCCTCCACCGAGGTGCGCATCTCGGAATTGGAAACGGTGAGCCCAAAGTCCTGGATGAACTGCTTGATCGACACGGCGTCCCGCAGGATCGAGATGTCCAGGCGGAAGACATCCTCGCCTTCGGCATTCTTGACCGCGTTCACGTCAGCTTGGATGGTGTAGGTAGGCACTAGTCACTCCCGCGAAGCATCGCGTACCGCGCGTGCGCGTAGACTGAACATGCCAGATGGTTCCCCAATGTTGCCACCAGGGGTTCGTTGTCCCAATTCGACGAGTAGTGGAGCATGAGGAAGTACAGCCGGGTCTTGACACCGATGTTCTTGAAGTCGGGGAGCCGGTTGTAGCGCCCCCACTCTTCGACCGGGATGAGATTGGAGCCGACCACGAGCTGCTTCAAGGATCGGTTCGCCAGCACCCCTCCGTCGATGTCTAGGGCGCAGCCCCCACGAAGCGCCGAGCTGCCACTGTCGCTATCAGTCACAGGATCGTCCACCGCCAGACCACCGCCCTCGTGGACCGGCATGAGGAAGACATCGTAGAGACGCATGGTGGCGCTTCCGCTCACCCTCTCGACGTAGACCTTCAGGATCAGGTCGACCGAGGCCAGGGAGTCGGAGTTGTATGCTCGAGAGAAGGGGAGCTGAAGCAGTGCCGCCTCGTCTGCCGATCCCATGATGAGAACTTCCGGCCCGTTGTCCGCTCCCAGGGTGGGGACAGAGTCGCCGACAAAGACATGGGGGTCGTCGGAGGCGCTTCCTCCCAGATAGACCTCGACCCCGACCTTGCAGTCTCCCGCGGCCCCGCCGATCTGCTGGCATCGGACCATCACCGTGTATTCGCCAGGCGCGTAGGATGATAAGATGTCATCCCCCGTCAGCGTCGCGCGGACGACCGATGTAGCCTCCGTGGCGAAGCTCACCGCGCAGTGGGCCCGGCCGGGTGCAGCGTTGTCGGCCACCGCAGAACTATCCGTCCCGTAGGCCGTCGACCAGGCTGCTGGATTGTCTGCATTCCCCAGATTCAAGACGGGCTCGAACGAGGAGGCGGGATCGGACTTCGCACCAATCAGGATCCGCGATAGGTTCGCCTTACCCACGGTCGCGCCCCCGCCCGAGGGAGCAAAGAGCCGGATGAGCGTTGTCTGCGGACTGTCCCCCTTGAGGGACGCGGCCGGGATCTCGACATAGTTCTTCCGCTGGGAGTAGATCGCGTCCCCGTTCTTCTGGGGCATCGTCGCCCCCGAAGTGAAGGCCGTCACGCGGATCCTCAGTGGGTATCCCGTCACGCCATTCACAGCCACCGTGGCCCAGTTGGCCTTCGGGAAGAGGTTGATCCCCACCAGGCCGGTCGCGGCGAATAGATCGTCCAGGGTTGTGAGTTCTCCCCCGCCCTGCTTGAAGATGGTGTAATCCGTCCCGAGAGTCAGCGCGGTGTTGTAGTCCGCTCCGTTGTAGTACTCAAGCACAAGGTCCCAATTCTGGTTGCCCGCCTGCGCCAGCGCGAGATAGACGTGCTTGAAAGCAATGTCGGTGGAGATGAAATAGAGCGCGTCGTTTGCTGCAGGGACGGTCGGCCACAGCGCCGTACCAGTCGCGGCCGAGATCAGGTTCGACCCGAATACCCCCCCGTCGTCCAGGAAGACGTGCGTCAAGTTCCCATCGTCCCGGAAGTTCGCAATGTGGACGATCGTCGGACTTGCCGGCCCGTCCGAAGCCGTGAGCGTTGAGGCTGTCGGGAGAGTGTTGGGAGCAGCCGAGCGCCAGGGGTGTTCCCGGACGACGGTCATGGACAGGCCCTCGATCATGGCCTCCAGCTCGAAGGGGTGGTCGAACAGGTCGGGATGCGCGAGGTCCCGGACCTCATGGATCATGGCGTAGCGGGTGTTGGACTCTCCCGTGGTCTGGACCTGGATGTAGATCGGCTTTGTCCTCCACGGCTCCTCTTGGAACTCCGCCGCGTGTCTCGCCAGCTTCGTCAGGATCTGCACCTGGGAAGCGACATGGTTGTGGCTCGTCCCGCGCAGGTTGAACTTCCACTCCTCCGTGATCGCGCCCGGGAGGATGGGGATGTCCCTCTGGCCGAACCCGCCCTTCTGCGCCACGATGCCCGAAGCAGATAGGTCGATGAGGTTGACCGCGTTCGCAGCGCCAGTCCCGCCGTTGGTGATTGTGAACGTCCGCGCCATCAGCTTCTCCGTGCCCGCTGTTCGAACTTCTCGAGCAGGTCTTCGCCACCGCCCATGCCACTGGCATTGAAGTTGAAGGTCCGATTGTCGTTGGTCGTGCTCTGAGGAATGACGACGACGCGCTCTCCCGACGACGCAAGAACTGGGAACGTATCGTTCGGGAAACCGGGAGGTACGACCATATCAAGGCCATGTTGGCCACCCGGAGGAGTTCCGCTATATTCATAGGAGATCTTTACAATGATCTCACGCGGGATGTCCATGATGTTTTTCTTCGTATCTTCGGCCAATTTCTTAGCATCGGCCAAGGAGATGTTCAATGTAGAGGCAATATTCTTGGCGGCATCATTGGCGGTGATGTTCCCTAGTTGAACCTCGAGGTTCTGTTCGGCGGCAAAAAGCCCACCAAGCATCTGCATTCCCTCTTCCTCTGTGATTTCTTGGGCCGAAACAGCATCCTTGATAGCTTGCGCGGCAATCTGGAACTGTGCACCGCCAGCCGCTTTGAATTGAAGATCTTCTATCATCTGGCCGATTTCCGAACCTACACTTGGATCGATCGCGTCGAACAGACTCTTGAACTTGGGCGCGGCATCGCCCGCGGCATTTCCTGCCGATCCGATACCGTCAGCGGCACCGCCAAGACTATCAGCCAGTCCTTGCCAACGGGCTGTCTCGGTAGCGTTGCGTGCCTCTTCTGCCATGATCTCTTCCGCTCGGGCAAGAGCTTCAACCTTTGGCGTGCCATCTTCTAATAGCCCTTCGATAATGCGCCATTCCTTCTCGCTCTGATTGAAGGCGAAAGCGACATCATTGAGAACAGGAACAACAGCCAGGCCGATTGTGTTCTTGAGATCAGCCCAGCTATCATTGAGCATATCCAGTTGAAGCCGCAAGGATTCGGTCTGTGCCAGTTCTTGTTGTGTCACTACCAAGCCGTCCTGAATGGCGGCGGCCGTATTCCTAATGGCTTTACCGCCTGCCTGCAGCACTGGATCAAGAGCCGCCCAATTCCGTCCGAAAATCTTGGCAGCCGCGGCGGCGCGCTCGGTAGGGCTTTTGATAGAATTGAGCCGGTCAGCGAGGTCGGCCAAGGAATCGACTGACGGGGCAAATCCGTTCTTAGTTGCGAGCGCGAGGGATGTCTGAACATCCCCCATCGAGATACCGAAATCGTCGGCCACCTGAACAATTCGGCTAAAGTCCTCAACAGTTGTTCCCGAGGCTTCAGATGCGTCCGAAATAGCCTTGTTGTAGTCAACTACCGCGCCGACCGTTGCATCAAATGCTCTCTTGCCAGCGTACACAGCGATCGTCGCTACGCCTAGAGCAGCGGTAGCCTCAAGGGCGGTAGTCTTCAGTTGTCCGAACGAGGTGTTCGCCTTCTTCGTCTTGGACGCGGTCTCGTCCAGACCCGCGGCAATGGCCTTGAGTTTCGCCGATGCCTTGTCGTCCGCGGTGATGAGGATCTGGATCTTTGATGTAGCCATCCCTTATCGTTTCCTGGCCGCGCTAGTGGCCACGGAGAGCTCTAACCATCAGCACCCAGGCCCATGCCTGGGGATTGGACGCGGAGAACTCCCCCTCGTGTCCGCCGGGGGATTGTTTGTAGGCCGACATCGCATCGTGGACATTGAGGCAGGTGGACATTCTCTCCAGCAGTCCGGACGGCTGATCCAACAGGCCCCCGGCTTCGGGGAGGGCGCCCCAGCGTCGCGCTTGCCATCCAAGGATCAGCTCTCCTGGCGGCGGCCCTTTGCCCTCGGCGCAGTCCGCCACCGCCAGGATCATTCCGGGGGGATTTCGATCGTCTCCCCAATCAGCTCGTCCAGCTTCTTCCCGATCCAACGCACGGCGGCCGGCTTCATCTCGGCCACACTTTGCTCTGGAGGCAACAGGATCCCGACCCTGTATGCGGCCCGGACAATGGATCCATGATGCTCGACCGAGGAGAGGCGAATGGCATTCTCCCCGTCCAACTCGCGCTTGACCTTGAAGAACGCCTCCACATGGCGCTGGCGGATCGGATCAGCGACCTCAAACGACACTCCCAGCTTGGCGTGTTCGAGTTTCATCAGGGCACCGTGGTTAGTTCGTTGACCACCTTGATCTCTGCGAAGGCGGCCTCGGTCGCGTTGTACCGGGCCCGGAATGTCCCCGTCAGCACATCGTTCCCGTTCTCCTCGCCCAGCTTTTCGAACTTCTCCCATCTGCCAGCAAGGTCGATCCGCAGGACCTTCGTGGTGAAGCCGGTGCCGGCCGTCCCCAGGGTGGAGCCGGGGAAGTTCAGGCGGACGAGCTTCGATGTGCCCGCGCGCCAGGCCGCTTTCTGGTCGCCGCCGTGCGAGTCATGTTCGAAGGTGATGTTCAGCAGGACCTCGGGCTGGGTGATCTTGGCGAAGGCGAAGTAGAGCTGCCCGTTGGCCGCCATGACTGGAACCCAACCAGTCTTCACACTCAGGTCCATTCCCAGGAAGGTGTTGGACTTGATCGTCCCGCCGAATGAACCAGACACGGCGTCGACGTACAGGGCGCCCTTGGAGAACAGGACTTCCTCAACCGTCGGGATGGTGGGGGAGCCAGCGAAGGCGGCCGAGCCGGATTGGCGTGCGGCCCAGGTAGCCTCCATCATCACGGCCTCGCCGCCCTTACCCGTCAGCTTGAAGTCCTGGACGAAGGCATACTCCATCCGGTCGGAGTACTGATCGTCCCCGCCGTAGATGGTGTATGTCTTGATCGAGTTCTTCGATGTCTTGGGGAAGGTGTAGGTGTAGATCTTCCCCGACGCGCCAGCGCCACCGTCCGACGCACCGGTGCCAACCAGCTTCACCCCGGCTTCGAGGATGTGCAGCACCTGCTCAAAGGTCGCTGGCGTCGATTCCATCGCCAGCAACGCCCCAAGCTGCGGCTGGTAGGAGCGATCGAGCCCCGAGATGTAGCCCACATCCTCCTCGGGGAAGGTCGTGACCCTGGTGTCCTCGATCGTACCGACCCCGCGCCAGTGGGTCGTCGCGTTGACGGCCGTACCGGACGAGGCCTCGCGCCCGAGGGTGAGCTTGCGTAGACTCTTGATTCCTGCCATGTCCTACTCCTTCGGCCCGTATAGGCCCGATGCGATCAGTCGTTCGTATCCGTACTTCTTGGCTTCCTCGGCCGTCAGGTCCCTGGCCGGAACGTCCGGCAGGAACGCGACGCCGACGTAGATCAGCTCACCGCCGACTGGATCTTGACGCCTTGGACGGTGAACTGGATACCCAGCGTCTTCTGTGATCCCCATTCCATCTCTCCCCACCGGTAACTGATCCGGTCAAAGGTTGAAATCTTCCCGGCCCACTTCGAAGTCAGGTTCGAGAACAGCAAGTTCGGGATGCTGTCCACGAACGGGATTGCCAGTGCGTAGTCGAACGGCAGATCCTTCCGGGCCACATGGAGCTCGATGATGATGTTGTGCAAACCGGTCTTCAGCCCGGCGGGTGTCTCAATCCATTCGCCATCCCCCGGATACCCGACAACAAAGGGGAAGTCGTCTGCGCTCTCGGGCGGGTCCGTGGGGGCGAGATTGATCCCCGACAGGCTCCCGATATAGGTGATGGCCTGAGTGATGGCATCGTCCAGCGTCGCCATCTACCCGGCCCTCTTGACATATGGTTCCAACATGAGTTGCACGTCGGGGTCGAGCTTGGCGATCTGGATGAGCTGCCCCATCTCCGCATTCCCCGCCACTCCATAGGGGTTGTCCTTGCGGTGGAAGATCCGGATCGACTGGATGATGCAGGCTTCGCGAATGTCCATCGGCGCCGATGCAGATGTGCCGCTCTGGTAGCCGAACACGCCAGCGATCTTGACGCTCTTGGCGACCTTGACGGGCCAGGCATTGTTCCCCTGGGGCGTGACGTGGACCTCCATGTACGGAGCCCCGTTGTAGGGCCACAGGTCATAGTCGGTCGAGGCCCACGAGGTTTCATACGTCCGGTCCCCATCCTCGTCGGTCGTGATCGTCACGCTTCCCGAGGTCCCCAAGTCGTCGATGTCCAACTTGGCATAATCGACGGGGGTGTAGTACCGAGTCCCCGAGATCCCGTAGAACCAACGCCGGCAATGCTTGTCGATGCTCCGAGAGACGGCAGTAACCACGCGCTCGATGATGCTGTCCTTGGACGTCCCCATCCCGGACGTCAGACCGGCCTTGATCTCGGCCAGCGTGCAGTACCCGTTGACTATGGCCGTGGCGCTACCCTGACTTCTTCACGCGCCGGGTGCCGGGCTCGGCCTTGACTTGGATCTTGCTCTCGCCAAGGATCTCGACCGCGCCCTCGACGGCGTAGGCTCGGGCCGTCTTCTCCGGCATGTCAACCACGTCATCGATTTGCAGGACCTTCTCGACACTTGCGATGCCCGTCAGGATGCGTACCTTCATGGTTGACTCCCTTGGGGGAGGCGATGTGTTGAGCACCGCCTCCCCCTTGGCTATGTGGTTAGGCCACGATCACAGGAGCCGTGGTGTACTCCTGCGTCGGAGGCAGCGACCGACTGCCGCGGTAGAGTTGGGCGTGGAGCGCCACGATCATCACCGACGTGCCCAGGCCGCCGCCGGTCCCGTAGACCTTGACGAACGGCTTGTCCGGGTCGATTGCGGCATCGATGATGAGCCCGATCTTGTTCGATGCCGTAGAGGCCATCGTTCCGTCTGAGGCGGCGACCTTGGTGTACGTTCCACCAGTGGCCGCCGACTTGTAGACGGTGAGTCGGATGGTGTTCTTCGTCGCCCCGGTCTGAGCCCCGTGCGTGGCGAAGATCCCGATCCGGTCGAAGCCTGTGCAGTTGACGGCGATGGGCGTTACAGCCGCACTCGTCGCAATCGAAAGCGGCGCGCACAGGTTGACGTACTTCGAGTCCTGGTGGAGGCGATGCATGTCAGGCCTCCCTCAGCTCGTCAGGATGTGCTTGAAGGCTTCGGCTTGGAGCACAGCCCCACCGCGCCGGAAGGATGCCAGCAGGCCGACCTGGCCGGTGCCGGCGTACAGCTCGATCAGGCGCTGCACGAACATCCCTTGGCGTTCGGCGATGGCGTAGAACTCGAAGTTCCCGAACAGGACAGGCTTGGATGCCGTAAGCAGCGCATCCATCTGGCCCGTGATGCCCACCGGGTAGCCCAGGATTTCACGGGCTCCGAGGGTTGCGTTCCCCTGCGGCGTCACGGCGAACGCGAACGGGTTGCCCGTCAACGCCCGCAGCGCACCGAGAGTCGCGTTCCGCATGAACAGCCAGGACCCGTCGGCATAGAAATCGCCGATGGAATGGACCAGCGAGATCATGTTTGCGGCCGTCAGTGCGTTGGTGCCGGCCGCCGTCACGCCCAGTCCCGATCCCGCAACGGCACCTTGCGGCTGGTTCGAGCCTGTGCCGGTGAGGAACATGTCGTTCTCCCACTTGGCCTCGGCCCGCGAGAACACGTCCGCCAGGAACGAGTCTCCGCCGCCCTTGTTGTCCGCCAACCATTCGACGGACGCCTTGACCAGCTTGGTGTTGCGGTGGACCGTGATGATCACCTGGCCCAGGGTGGGTTCGTTCTCGTCGACCGATCCTTCCTCGGCCGTCCGAACGAACGCGGTGGCCGAGGTCCCTTCCGTCGGGACCAGGATGCGATCCAGGCTCGTCGGGATGACGGTCACGCCGGCCTGCCGAACCACCGACTTCTCGTCCCGCTTGGCAACGATCCGGGCATAGAAGTCGTCGGGGACCGCGTAGCCACCTTCATCATCCGTCTGGCCCTGCATGGCCGCCCGGTAGGCGACCTGATCACCGGTCAACAGGTAGTGCCGGAACGACTTCATCTCGTCGTCCTTGAACCCGCGGTCGCTGACTTTCTTGATGGCGGGCGCGTACAGCACCCCGCCCTTCTTCGCCGGCTCTTCCGCCATCAGCGCCTTGAGGGCGTCGGTTGCGGCCTTGCCAGCGATTGCGGCGACCTGCTCTGCCGTCAGAGCGGCCGTCGGTTCCGGGGCCTTTACGGCCTCGGTCTCTTTCGTTTCGTCAGGCATTGGTTCCTCCGTTTTGCCTTCCGTCTTCGCGTCGACCTCGTGCCGCGCCAGCGCACCCGAGGGTGCATCCGCCAGCGCATCCGGCAGTGGAAGACCGGCCGCGTTGAACAGCATCTTGATGTGCTCGACCCCAAGCGTGCGCGGTTCTGCCGGGGTCGGGGTAAGCGAGTACTCCACGATGGGCCACCGCTTGATGAGCCCATTCAGCTTCTCGACTAGGTGGCCGGCGGTGCCGCTTGACCAGCCAAGCAATCCCTTCTCGATCAGGCCCAGGACTTCCTTGGCGTACTGCTTTGACATCTCGATCTGTGCCTCGACCCAGACGCCGATCTCGTCCACCGCCTCCTTCGAAGTCTTCCCAAGGGCATGCTTCACCTCGGGCTGCAGCGTGTGGTCGTAAAACACGGGCTTGGACGGGAGCTCGAATGCTCCCTTGAGGTCCGTGGCCGCATCGAAGTGCTCTCCGGTCAGGTCGATCCCACCGAAGACCACACCGTAGCCGGCCACCGTGGCGATGCCATCCTTGATCGACTTCACACGCACGCGCGCGGGGATGTGCTTGACCACCCATTCCTTCGAGACCGACTGCCACTCAGACTGCGGCCCGGGCGTGATCGTCCCGTCATCGGCTTTCGAATAGGGGGCCTTGAAGTAGCCCTCGTCCGAGTGGACGATGACATAGCCCTCATAGACCTCTTCCACCCAGGCGTCGGCCATCATGGCCTGGGCGGGCCGAAGCATGTCGTAGAACGCATCCCGCACCAGAGATGTCTGTTCGTCCAGGCTTCCGGTCGCCTTCTCTGATTTGTCCGCCATGTGATCTCTCCACATCGTGTTGCAGATGGCGACGGCCTGGTCGTTGTCCCGGCCTTCGTCCACCATCATCGGGATACACCGCTCAAGCCAGTGGTCCCGCTCTTCGCCCTCTTGAATGTCCGGCATCAGTCCTTCACGAACTCATCGATCGTCTTCTGCAGGATCCGCTCGACCGCGGAAAGGACCGCAGGGTCTTCGGCTACGCCCTGCGCCGTCTTCCACCCGGTCTCTTCGTGGTACCGGGACTGCTTGGTCCTGTCATGAACCAAGCTAGCATATGTGGCACTGTTTACGATTGACGCGCGCAGGTCAGAAAGCATGGACACGAACCACTTGGTATCCAGCCTCTGAGAGCCCGGGGAGATGCCCCTTCGGTATGGAACGTCGATCAGGCCGGCCTTGAGCTTGGCGAAGAACCCCCGGCGCTGCTTGTCTGTCTTGAAGGGTTGCGGCCCGCGCCGTACCCGTGGGTAGGTCTGGATCTGCCCCTTCACATGCTCGGCGGCGGCCATCATCCCGTGCCGGTATGCCTGAAGGTTGACGAGCTTCTTCAGCTTCGGCCCCAGATGATCCACATCGCGGAGCTCAAGGTTGATGTTCACAGCACACTCTCGTGGCGCTCGCGGCACCGGCAGCGCGGGTGCGCGGGCGGCCCGTCGTAGGTGTCGCCCATGTCCGGATGGACATAGCCCGATGGACCACGCTCCTGTCCATCCAGCGGTTCACAGATCGGGCAGACGCGCTCATCATTGGCTGTCTCCCAGATGTCTCGGAAAAGGAGCCCTTGCTCTCGCAGCAGATCGATCAGTGCGCGCTCCCCCTCGGTGGCCGCCCGGGTGACTTCGGTGGTGGCGATCATGTCGGCGCGGATTGGGCCGAAGGCGCCCTCGAGCCGAGCCCGTAGATCGGCCAGAGTCATGTTCTGGGAGAAGAAGTTGCTGACGGCCTCGCGGACGAGGTCTCTCTGTGTCCCCGTCAGTCCTTGGACAAGGTCGTAGCCGTACTGGTTGGCCCAGGTCACAGCGCGCTGGTTCAGCAGCACCCAATCAACACCGACGGGAGACTCTTCCAGCACCGCCTCGGCCGAGGCCAGGTAGACCTCCTGCAGCAGTGGCGTGAACGCACTGGACATGGCCACGCCCTGATCGTCCCAGAAGGACGCAGGCAGGGCGCCATAGTCCGGCGGATCTCCAAGAGCAGTCAGAATGGCGTCGAGGGATTGCTTCCCCAACTTCGAGGCCTCCTTAGCCAGTCTGCTCTCCCAGGACTCTCGGTCGAATTCGGGCATTACACCAACTCCAGCAGGTGCATCTCGGCGTACTCCTCGAGCTCATCCTCTTTGCGGATCTTCGGGCCCATGAGGACAAAGCCGCCACCGACTTCCCCCGTGACCAACGCAGTGGAGGAAAGGGTCACATCTGCAAGGGTCACCGCCAGATCTCCCTGCGCGATGGCACCGACAACGCCAGTTCCAGCCAGCGTTACAGCTCCCAGCGTCGCGGCACCAGCCCCGGCAACTGCCACCTGAGCCGTACCGGCTGCCGTCACACCTACGAGTGTGGCCGCTCCAGCCCCGGCGACAGAGACAAGCGCCGTTGAAGCGAGTGTCGCTGGTGCTAGAGTTGCAGCCCCATCAGCATCTACTGGAACTTGAGCAGTCGCGGCTAGGGTGGCGGCGGCCAGCGTCGCAGCACCATCACCATCCACAGCGACTTTCGCGGTGCCCGAGGCAGTGACCGCGGCTAATGTCGCGGCACCGTCGCCCGTAACTGCACCGGCCGAGGCCACCGTCCCGCTCGCCGCCAATGTGACCGCGGCCAAAGTCGCCGCCCCATCTCCGTCTACCGCAACCTGAGCGGTAGCGGCTGCAGTCACGGCCCCTAAAGTAGCGGCACCATCACCGTCAACTGGAACCTGTGCGGTACTGGCTAGAGTGACATTGGCGAGAGTGGCCGCCCCGTCTCCATCAACCGAGACTTGCGCGCTGGCGGCAAGAGTGGCATCCGCTAAGGTCGCAGCTCCATCGCCCGTGATCGTCGGCGTCGTGACAGACGCCGTGGCCGCAAGCGTGACTGCAGCCAATGTGGCTGCACCGTCCGCATCGATAGGAATTTGGGCCGTGGACGCAAGCGTAGCGTCGGCAAGAGTTGCCGCGCCATCTGCGTCTACGGGGATTTGTGCCGTGGAGGAGAGAGTGACCGCGGCTAGGGTAGCCGCGCCATCGCCGTCAATCGCTACAAGAGCTGTTCCTGCTGCCGTGACTGCAGCAAGGGTGGCTGCACCAGCACCGCTTGGGCCCGAGCTGTATTCGATGTGGAGCTTGGCGGCAAGAGCGGTGTTGTAGTCATAAGTTCTGATGGCGAGATCTCTTGACGAGCTTCCAGTATGTTGTTCATAGATCATCACCATTGCGTTGCCGCTTGCCCATGAGCCTTGGTCAATCAACTCCTGGACAATCGCGGATAGATCGGCACCATTCGTTGGGTCTCCAGCGGTGGCACCCCATTCGTAGGCAACATCAGTGCCAGACGCAAAAAGATCGGTCGAGTTCCACTGAACGGTAGCAGTCGTTCGATTACGACCGTCGATGTCGTTGGCACCCGTTGTGAAGGTTCCTGGATTAGGGGATAGTTCACCCCGAATTTGATGCTGGGGTTCGTCAGTGGTGGCATCCGTGATCGTGACTTCGACCGTCGCTAAGTCAATGGTCTCCGTCCCATCTAGTGCTATCGTTGTCCAGCGGAGCCCGACGTGCTCTGTTGTGGCGTCAACCAA